GATCCGGTCAGGGAACTCATCCTGCGCCACCAGACGGACATTACCGGCCATTCCTGGAATGAATATACCGACCTGCTTTTTGTGGGTTCACCGTCCGATTTGGGGCTGTTGGCCAAGGCTGCACCTTGGGTCATTTACAAACGTAACACCACGGGCGACTGGGCACAGTTCTCCGAGGTATTCGGCATGCCCATACAGGAATATATCTATGACTCCGACGACGACGAGTCCCGCCAGCGGGCCATGGAGGATGCGGCCAACGCCGGAAGTCTGGCGCAGTTCTTTCATGCCAAGGACACGGAACTCAAACTTACGGAAGCCGGAAACAAAACAGGGTCTGCCGATGTCTATGAACGCCTCTGCGAACGGTGCAACAACGAAATTTCCAAACTGATACTGGGCAATACGCTGACAACCGAATCGTCCGAAAAAGGCACACAGGCTTTGGGTACGGTTCATAAGAAAGTAGAGGACAAGGTACTGGAGGCTGACCGGAAATACGTGCTCAACGTGCTGAATTACGACATGACGGACATTCTGCTGCGCATGGGCATCAATACTGAAGGGGGGACATTCTGCTTTCCGGAACCGAAAGAAACGGATGCCGGTACCAAAATATCCATCCTCACGCAGCTGAAGAAGAACTTCAACATCCCCATCGACGACGATTATCTCTATGAGGAATTCGGTATCGACAAACCGGCCAATTACGAGCAGCTGAAGGCGGAACAAAAGACGGCTGAACAAGCCGACCAGATTCCAAGCCCGAAGAAGGAGCCGGAGCCAGCGAATAAGGGACGGGATGATGAACCGACACCGAAACAGAAAAGAAACTTCCGGAACTGGCTCAAAGGTTTTTTCGTGAAAGCCCCGGCAGACGGGGCAGCTTTAGACTGGTAGTCGACAGACTGTATGCGGCTGATAATGGCAGCATCTCCATGGAGTTTGACTTCTCCGAAGAGGTGCTGCGGCGTGCCTTGCTGAACATATACAGCAGGGACTTTCATCCGGCAACCGAAATCGAAATCAACCTGTTCAATGAAATATGGGCAAAGATGGACAAGGCGGCAAAGGAAGGGTTCAGCAAATCCAAGGCCATTACTCCGGACGAGGATTTCAGAAATGCCATACTCCGGAACAATGCCGTATTCTCGGCATTCAAGGTACATCGTATGCAGAATGACATGGCACGACTTTTATTGGATTCAAACGGCATTTTAAAACCGTTCGACAAATGGGTACAGGAAGTCTTGCCCATTGCTTCCCATCAGGTTCGTCACTGGCTGCGGACGGAGTATGATACGGCGGTCATCCGGGCGCATCAGGCGGCTGACTGGCAACAGTTCCTGCGCGAACGCGATATTCTGCCCAACCTCAAATGGCTACCGTCCACCTCCATTCATCCGGGGGCTGACCACCGCCCGTTCTGGAATACCATCCGGCCGATTGATGACACGTTCTGGAACATCCACCGACCGGGCGACCGGTGGAACTGCAAGTGCGACCTCACTGCCACCGACGAGGAGCCGACACCACTTCCGGACGAAGACGACAAGAACAAGCCCCAGCCCGGACTGGATAACAATCCGGGAACGGACGGCAAACTGTTTTCCGACAATCATCCATATCAGGCAGAAGCCCACAAGGGTGCCCAAAAAGCGGTGGATAAACTTATGGCCCGTATTGACGAGATGATTGCGGAAATGCCGGACTACCTTACCGGGGAGGAAAAAATGGCCATTGCCCGGAACAACCTCGAAATGGAAAAGGCTCTTAAAATCAAAAAAGGAAAACCTATGGATGTGGATAAGGCGGACAAACAGAATGCAAATCCCAAACATGTGGAAGAGTATATTTTGGATTCCAAAGGAATATACCGCGATAAAAGGGGAAACAGATACCGGAAGAACAGCGATTACGATAAAAAACGGGATACTCCATACAGTATCAACTGCCAGACTTGCGCACCGGCATACGCTTTACGATTACGTGGATGGGATATTACCGCCAAAGGCAATGTCGCAGGGTCTAAACTTGAATATCTGAGTAATGGACGTGCTTTTGAAGTCTGGAAAAACACCGACGGTACTCCGGCGCAACATATAAGTATAAACAGCTGGCTTGCGCACAAAGGATACCTGAAAATGACCCCTAAAAGGTACATGGAGTATTTCAATGAGGTATGTAAGGAAGAAGGCGTGTATGAATTGTGCATCGGCTGGAAAAGTGGAGGAGGTCATGCTACAATCCTGCAACGGTTTGCGGATGGTGAACTAAGGTATATCGAACCCCAAAGCGATAATTCTGCCGGTTCAGGAATGGAATGGAAAGACGTAAAATATTTATGTGAAATAGGAGCTGCGACTTCCCACAACTGCAGGGGAGTCCTGAGAATTGACAATAAGCTATTCGATGTCTCCTTCCTCGATATTTTCGATACATGAATCGATAACGTCAAGGGATAACGGACCGGTTATTTCGGTTGCGTCTTTACCGTCATACAGATAGACGAAAGGATAACCGGTACAGGAGTCCCCCGGAAACTTGAACACATAGGCTTCCTGGCCTTCATAAATACCAAGGTATTCGAAGGTGTCACCGTATTGCTCAATAAGTACACGGGCCTCGTTCTTTACTTGTTCCGGTATATTCATAACGCATAAAAGGCATATTGGAAGCCTCGGTTGCAAAGTTATAAATTATTCTTGAATTACTGATGATTATGGACATAAAAGATTTTACGGAAATGATAAAGCGGAAACGTGACAGGATGGACAGTATGATGCGCCGCAAAATGCCAGTCATGGTAGGACGAATGGCCAAAGACCATTTTCAGGATAACTTCCGGCAGGGTGGATTTGTCAATGGCGGTCTTCACCCTTGGCCCAAAGCCAAACGGCTGTCCTCGGGAGGTTCCGATGCCGCCAGCAATTATGGAACGCTGCTCTCCGGCAGGAAACATCTGTTCAAATCGGTCGGATATACACCTGCAGACTACCGGGTAAGGGTATTCAACGAGGTGGTCTATGCACCCATCAACAACTGGGGCGGGGAAATCGATGTCACCGTCACAGACCGCATGAGGCGCTTTGCATGGGCCAAGTTCTACAAGGCTTCGGGAAAAAGAAAAAAAACCGGCACAGGGCAAAAGAAACGCGTCAAACGACGTTCCAAGCCGAAGGAACTGAATCCGCAGGCACAGTTCTGGAGGAACATGGCGCTTACCCAAAAAAAGAAACTGCACATCCGCATCCCGCAGCGCCAGTTCATGGGCGAAAGCGAAGAATTGAACCGGCGTATCCGGGAAAAGGTGGACCAGGAAATTACCAACATTTTAAACCAATAACGATATGGACGAAATTTTTATCGCAATCATGGAACAGATTGCACAGGAAATGCCGGAACTCTCTCTCATCGACGAGGACTACGGACAATTGGAAATGGGAGCAGAAGAAGACCAGTACCCGGTCACTTTCCCTTGTGTATTAATCGGAAATACAAACTCCGACTGGCACGACCTCGGATACGGGGCACAGAAAAGCGAATCCGCACTGACCGTCCGGCTGGCCATCGATTGTTACGACGATACAAGCTACGCATCCGGCACGTATGACAAGGTGAGGGAAAGGCAGCAGCTGGCCAAGAAATTATACAAGTCGCTGCAGTGTCTGCAATGCACGGACAACGCTTCGCCGCTGGTACGCGAGAAAAGCCGTTCGTATGCCATGCCGCATTACATCAAGGTCTATGAAATGACGTTCTCATTCACACTGCACGATGAATCGGCCATGCCGTCATCTTATGGGGAATAGTTCCAGCTGGGCGGCAGTCAGACGGGGGGCTTTCACCTTGGGAACAGGCTTCAGATTGTAGTCTGTTCCCTCACGTGATTTCCGGCGGATGATGGTCATGATACGTTCCTCGGATATAAAGAATTCGCGCTCCGACAACACTTTTAAAGCATCGTCGAACCGCAACCGCTGTATTTCTGTCCAATAGTAGTAACGACGGCATAGTGCCTCGTCACGCAGCTTGATCAGTTCTTTATCCCGTCCTTTGCCCATACATTTTATTTCTCTTACAAAAATAACTGATTTCCATCTATTTTAAGAACAAAAGCGCCGCAATTATAACAACTGCGGCGCTTTCTGTTTATAGGGTTAACGGGTTTCGGCTACAAACGGCAGAAACTGGGTTCAATGCGGGTCCATACGCCGTTTTCAGGGTTGCGGCGGCTGAAGTAGTAGTTGGTGGCATTGCGCTGCACTACATTAGCTTCCTTGAACAGGCGCATGATGTCTGCATACTCTTCATCGAACTTATCTTCCAGTTCATACAGCTTTGAAATGCTCTTGTAGTCCAGGTCGCCCATCTTGTTGCGCTCCAGCAGGGTCATGGCCATCTGATACATCGGATCATCAGAACCTTTCTCGCTGTTCTGCATGTAGCGCTTCAAATAGTCAATCAGACGGTCGGCTGCCATGTCGGCTCGTTCATCGAAGCCTTTCACCTTGTTGCTTTTCACTTCCAGACGGAAGTCTCCGTCCGTAATGGTATAGCTGCGCTGTTCGTCGCTTTTCACCTGGCCGTATTCCTTCATCACCTTGGTAAAGGCATCGGCTTCTTTTTCCAGCCATCCGCGGAACCCGGTCACGGCATTCACCATCTCAAGAACGTTGGTCTTTACTTCGTGCATAAACTCACCGCGTAATGCCTCGTAAGTTTCACGACGGGCGATGCGGTCTTCTTTCTCTTCTTGCTGCAGCTGGGCCATGAGGGCTGCTCGCTGTTCTTTACTCAGGGACTTGATGTCCACACTTTGATTGTTCTTTTCCATTTTAAATCATTTTAGTTGTTAATCAGCTATTACTTTGTCATCCTTCAGCAGCAAAGCGAATGTCCTGTCTCTTTCTGCTTTGGTTTCAAACTTCTTGTATGTCTTCCAGCCACCGTTTATGCCGGTACACATCTTTATCCTCGGGCCTGGATAATCATCCTTTCGTATTATACAGAACCCCGCTTTTATCAGCTTGTCTTGGTCATCTATCCTCATAATCATCCTGCTTTTCCGGTTCATCGTCTATCAGCATGGCCTCCCCATTGGCATACGCCCAGTCGGCCAGTTCGTTGAAAAACTCCGCTGCATCCTGGTTCTCCATATCGGATGTCGTAAGGGTCACGTCTTTTCTTATGCGCTCAAGCGCTTCATGTGCTTTTTTATCCATATTGCTCTATTTATCGGTTAAACCTCCTTTTCGTTGGATAGCCCGCAGTTTGATGGCCAGTTGTTCCAGCTCGGCTGTACTAACCTGAACAAAGGGCTTGCCGGCTATCCGGGGGTTGTTGCAGAATTCGTTCACCCGGTTCCAGTCGGTGGTGTCTATACCCAACTGTTGCATCAGCTTCAGGCAGACGCTGCGTTTCCGTCGCAGTTCCTCGCGAAGTTTCTGCCGCCATTCGTCTTGTCCGCTCAGTTTCTCCAGAGCAGTACAACAAACTTCATACTCCTTGGCCGTCATTTCCTTCAGACTGTCTGTCCGGTTCCACGTGTACTGCAGCACGATTTGTTTTTTGAATTCCTCCCGATCGCCCTGATAAGGCAGTTTGTTGAACAATGCATAGAACCGGGCGAAATTGGTTACTTCCTGTGCCATATCATCCTTTCACTTTTTTCTCCACTGAAAGAATTGCCAAACTTATCATCATAAGTTTTACAGACTGGCTGTCCTCTTCAAACAAATCAATATCCGCAACCACAGGCTCACCGCTCATGGTGTTCCATATTTGCTCTACCTCTTTCGTCTTCTTTTGATTCATCAAAAAGAGATACGCGTCATACTCGGAACGGTCAAATTCAAATACGACCTGAACTTTCTGTTTTTCTTCCATACATTCACTATTAAAAGGTTATTCAAACAATACTTTAATGCCACACGAACTGGCTACGTCAAGCTCCAGTTTGGCTCCCTTGCTCAGTTCCCAGTCCTTCAGCATGTAGATATAGTCACAAGCCAGCAACAGGGCAATGTCGGCCCGCATGTGGGCTCTCCAATGAGCTTCATCCGGCAATCCGTTCCTGAAAGGGTTTACAGGATCATAGCCTTGTGCCATCAGTTTCTCCTCGGCACGGCTGAAGGCTTCCTTGCGCTCATTCATATCATAGTGCGCGATGGCTCCGCTGATGTACACTTTCCCGGCACCGGTCGCTTCACCACGTTGAAAAGCCTTGTGTCGTTCCCACCGTTCCGGAACCACCACACTGTAGTTGCACGATTGGCAGCAGCAGCCTTCTTCTTTCACCGGGAACGGATTGTATCCGTAGCCCTCATACTCTTTGCCGCAGATGCAGCACACTTTCTTTTCTTCTTTCTTTTCCATCACTTCAAATCTTTAATGTTTATTTGGCAGGACGGATGCCATACCTGAATATTCCGAGCAAACATCACATCCCTGGTTTCTATCACTACGTGTCCCTTTGTCTTGGCCCTGCGCAGACGGAGGTCGCTTTGTATGTTACGTTCTACCCAATCGTCCACCACGGCCTCCGCTTCCTGTTCTTTCAGGAGTATCTGGTACAGCTTATTCTCCCATTCCATCATTCAAATAATCCTCCATATTATCGTCCTTCAATGTTTTGGCAGCACCTTCTTCCCATATCACGTAGGGCTCACCGGGCCGCTCCATAAAGCGGCTTTTGCACCAGGCTTTGAAACAGCTTACCATGATTTTCACATCGGCATCATATTCCACCTTGCGGGCGCTTCTACCTGCCGGATGAAGCCCCTCGGCATGGCTGATGAAGATAAACAGTTTCTTGGGATGACGTTCCTTGAACTCCTTGTAGGTTTTGTAGTTCAAGCCGCTGTATTGGAAGCTGTCGATAATCACGATTCCGGGACTGCCTCTGCGCCGTAACCGTTCCTCCAATTGCTCCATCGGTTCCCGGTCAAGGATAATCAGCTTCTTTTTCACTTCACCCATCTTGTGCCGTTTCAGGCTCATCTGGAACGACAAACCGGTACTTTCTTCCAAACTGTCATAAATTACGCGTCCGAAGCTACACAGGTACTTGGCCAGCTGCATCACAAAGCTGCTCTTACCGTTTCCGCTGGCTCCCCAAATAATCCACACGCCGCTCTTGGCCGGGTTGCCTATCGAGGTTTGCCAGTCCCCGGAAAACTCGAACCGGGGAATCTTCATGTTCAGCACCTCACCGGGACTGTAGGCTCTCTTCAGTTTCACGGTTACCTCCTTTCAATTCTTCAATAAGAGCATCAGCATAGTCCACAGCAAGTCTGGCAACTTGTTTTATAGACATTATACCTGATGAATTGCTTCTTACTACCGGAAGCATGCTTTTGGCAATTTCATATCTGCGCTGTTCCCAGTCTATCTCATTCGCTTTTCTCATCTCGCGATGGATACCGATAACAGCATCCATCGCTTGCATTTCTATCTTGCTTATCATGCCTGCATCCTCCTTAATTTTTCGATTTCGGTATATACGCGCCGCAAGCCGCCTCCGGTGCTATGAACAATCTTGGCAATGTCGGCACCGTCCGGGGCATTGATTTTTGCGACGATGGCAGCCTGTGCCTTCAGAAACTTTTCGCGTTCCTGCGCATCGTCCGGGGTCACCTTGCTGTAGGAGTCACCGTAGCGGCTCAACATTTCGGTATAGCCCACCTTCTTGCCTTCGATGGCGCGGTTGATCTTCTCCTTTAATCCGTCGGCACCCATCATATACCAGGCACAGCAGCGTTCCGTAGCGTTCCAAAGCGCCTTTAACTCCAGGAAGGCTTCATACTGCAGGTCCCCGGCTTCATCCAGGATAACCAGGGGCGTATCAATCGTGCGCAGGTAGGCCACCAGATCCTCATACACGTCGCTATAGCGTCCGTTGCTGGTCACACCGAATTCCTTGGCAATGTAGCGTATCAGCTTCAGTTTGGTCTTCACCTGGCTGCAGTCCACATATACGGCGTGCTTGTGCTGCTTCACGTAAGCTTTCGCTGTAAAGGTCTTGCCGATATTGGGCATATCGCACAGGATGGCACTCAGCCCGCTTCCCTGGCACACTTCCAGCTGCTTGCTCACAAACACGTAGGTCGGGGTCTGTGCTGCCAGCCAAGGTATTTCTGTACGCAGTTGCACGCCTAATCTTCGGGCTATACCTACCCAGTTGGCATCACTGACCTGCTTTTCATAATTGCCCCGCTTGATGGCATTGTAAACGCTGGGGGCTATGCCCAGTGCCGTGGCATGGCGGTTGTCACTGGGATAATTTTCACGGTCGGCGGCTATCGCTGCCACAATACGTTGCTTTACTTCATTTGTTATTTCCATTTGAATGCTGTTTTAAATTCGTTCTAACGTCGTTAATTATATCTTGGCTACTGCATCATGCTCGAAGGCACTGATGTCCATATAGGCTGAGTAATCTTCTTCCTCGGCTTGTGCAGGAAGGGGAACGGCTTCCGCCTGTACCTCTGTTATCAGCTTTGCTTCCTCTTTGGCAAGGATGCCCACACGCTTGATCTTGCCGTCCTTCATCATCTTGTCGAATTGAGCTACATACTTGGACTGTTCGGTATAGGCTGCCTTGTCGTACTCGGTCTGCTCGGCTGTATTCTCATTGTAACGGGCTACGGGCTTGCAGGTGGCGATATATCGTCCGTTCTGGTAGATATATACCTCGTTGATGGTTCCGTCGGCATCGGGCAGATAATAGGCATCTACCTTGTAGTTCCTCGGCTCCAGCTTTTCGATGATTTCCGGGCTGGGCAGTCCGTATTGGTTGTACATCACCGTGCAGTAGGTGTTCTGCCGGATGGTTGTTTCGGTGTGCTGTCCGATGAACCGGTAAAGAACGGCCTTGTCCCAAGGTGCAAGGTTCGGGTTCTGATGGGCGCAAAGCACATCCCAACGGCTCATGCCCGGATAGCGCTTTTGGTTGGGGTGAGGCTGTGCGTTGAAGGTCTCAATGGCGCGTATATCATCGGCTACCAATTCTTCATAACTATAGGTCTTCACCTTGTAGGTGTTGTTCTTTTCGTCATACACCTTTTCTTCCTTCGGGCGGTTGGCCTCCAGCTTGGCATACCATCGGCCGATACCTACCTGCGTGCGTTTCTCCACACCGTATTTCTTTTCGCGGTTCTTGTGCTCGGCACGTTTTTCACGCGAGTTCCCGGGGTTACACCAACGGATCAGGGGGAAGACGGTACCGGCTTGCATCAATCCGTCGGCAAAGTCGCTTACCAGGTGGTGTTCCACTTCTAACTCGGCGGGGATATACATGCCGTTCCGGTCCAGGGTCTGGAACATGTTTCGCATGCAGTCTAAAAATAACTCGGTAGTCTTGTACCGGTTGTAGGCATATCCCACCACAGCACCGCTCACCACATCGTAGGCATAATAGGCTTTCACTCGGTTGCCATCCTTCATTGGGCGCGGCAGGTCGCGGTCGTCAAGAGAAACCTTACTCAAGGAATATTCACCGATGCTGCGCAGATGATAAGGACGGTAGGCATTGTTGAAATCCCATTGGCTCATGTGCAGCTTACCGCGAAGGGCCTTGTTCTTGGGGTTGTTCAGGTAGTTGGCTACTGTGGCCGGGCTCAATACCAGCGGATTTCCATCCTTGTCGGTAAAGTCTGCCGGATTCAACACCTCGCCGGTTTCGGGGTCATATAGCTCCAGTTCTCCTTGCACAAATAGATTGTACTGTTCCCACACGGTGGTATTGAAGGGCTGCTCCGGTTGGGCATCGATGCTCAGCAGCAGGCGTTCAATGTCATAGGTCACTTTCCGGCGGTTCTGGTTCATGAACTTGCGGCTGATAAGGCTTTCATAGCCGTTGGCCTTGAAGTCATTCACACGCTTCTTGAAGCGGTTGGAACTGACAGGCAAGGTATGTCCGAACTCTGCTTGGTAGTAACTGATGGCTCCTGCCAGTTCGCCCCAGTTCACCGGCCCGGCCTTCATGGCCTTTCGCATAAACGTGGCATCCTCCATGGCACGCATCACTGCCTCAATTACCGAAGCGTTTACCGTATATTCTTGGATGTGTTCCGGTGGCAGTGCATCTCCGTTGTCAAAACGGAACCGGGTGTAAAATTCCCGGGCTTTCGCATCGATGTGGTAATGGCTGCCGAGCCAGTTTCTTATTACGTCTTCTTTCATATCTCCGTATTTTAGTTTTATCCTTTCCTGAAACCGTAGGGGCATGGTGGCTATTTCTACCAAAACGTAACCTCCCAGACCTCTTCCGGATCGAACTACATTGATTTTCTCCTTTGCCGCTAACTTCTTGTAATTGGGTATCGACATGATGGGAGCAAGTTCTTCTTCGGAAAGAGTGGAAGGATGAACTCCTTTCAGCGTGCGGCTTCTGCTGTAGTCTGCCTTTCCGTTCACCATCACCGGTCGGTCATCGTAAGTCAGGTCATTGTAGGATATGCACAATATCTTTCCATAATACTCCATTTCATTTCTATTTATAAGGCAGATGCCATCTGTTGGGTCTCGTGCTGCAGCTGCATGAAATCCGATACAAATTCACATTGGTAGGTTTCAGTCCGTTTTCCGTCCACGTACACATCCACATCATTGGTCTTTCTGTGGACCACGAGTTTTACACGGGGACCGAAAGTGCAGGTCATGGTCTTCTCGCACTCCTCGAAGGTGGTTTCGCAGTTCGGGATGAAGTTCCCGTCAGTCAGTTTGCCGCCTCGCTTCAGGGCAAGAGTGCGTATCCGGCGCGCCTGATCGCTGTCACGGACAAAATTCAGTGCTTGCCACACAGCCTGACGGCTGCATCCGAATGTCTTCATCAAGAAGGTCTTGGTCTCGTTATCTGTCAAAATCTGCTTTCTCATATCGTCATACTTTTTAATCGTTATCGTTCGTTCAAAGGTTTTCAACGGCTTCCGCTATTTCCTAATCACCCGTCAGTATTTCATGAAGGCGTGTCCCTTTCTGCAGTTCTTCGACCAGCACCTGCATCGCTTCCTCACACACACAGCTCACATTCTCTATCACCCGGTAGGCATCCGAGTTGCTTATCTCATCCTCCGTCATGAATTGTCCAGCCAGCTCCATCGCCTGGTCGGCAATATTCTGCGTATGTGCCGTACTGCCTATCATCGTGCGCAACTTCTGTTTGAACAGACTCTCTGCTGTTCTCGGATTGAAATTCTTTGCCATAACTCTAAATTTTAAAAGTTTATATCGTGGGGCGCGGGGAATCGAACCCCGACGGCTTTCTACGCTTTCTTATTTCGATTTACCAACTCTCCGGCCGTGCCTGCCGCCCCTGCCCGTCTTTCCGGGCTGCCAGTTATCCGGCAATCTATTTGCCTTGTTCTTCTATCATCGAAAGGACAACCATCCTGTCTTCATCCCAAAGCGGAAGCCCCAATTCAATGGTCCGTTTCACCACTTCCATCTCACCGACCAGCCCTACCGCTTCTTTGCGGAAATCGGTATCGTCATACGCATGTGCCTTGCCAATCAGAAAATCGGTCAGGTTGTCGATAACTTCCTTTTGACGTTCACATTTCATTTCATAGTTCAGCACTCGCACATGAACATCGCGGATAATCCGGCTGTCCCCATGTTTCTTGAAATCTTTGCAGAACTCATCCTTGTTCATCGAAGTGTTCAGATAAACCGCATGGATGTAATCAAAATCCTCTGCTGTAGGGGTTATCCCCGTCCGTTCCATAAATTCTTGCTGTGTCATAAACTCACTTATTTTATTGTATTATTCTGCATCTTCAATTTTGAAAGAAAAGCACTTATCCGCCAATACTCTTTTTACAAAGTCTAAGTCGTATCTATCAGCTGAAAAGAAAACTGCCTGATAATCTACACTGGGATAAGCCTTGATTGCTGTTGTATCTACCATCTTCTTGACCAGTCCGTAAAGAGCTTCGGCGGTCTCGGCTGTTGCTTGAGCTATAATTACTTTTGCTTTCATTTTCTTTAATCCTTAAAATTCGCTAATCACACGCCTTTTTTGTATATTTGGCGCGCTGTTTACATCTTAAACACGCTGCAAATATATAGAATTATTTCAATACATCAAACTAAATATGGAAGAAAATCAATATAAGGATATGAATTTTATAGAAAGACTTCAATATTTCATGGA